CAATCTGAGTTTCTGCATATGCTCGAAGTTCTGTATACGTGTACTCCTGATAATCGTAAGTAACCCTTACTGTCTGACCTTCAGTAATAGCACTGCCAGATGGGATAAAGATACGGCCAATTTTATCATCTTTAAGCGATGCCACAAATTTATAATCTACATCCGGGGTGTAAGTAGTAGCTCCGGAAACATCGGTAACAGTAGCATGGCCTCCATCAAATACAGGCAGTGTATCCAGAGTTGCGGTCTCTGCAGATGTACCACCAGTAAGTGTCTCACCTACCTGGAAAGTACCTGAGATATTGCGCATAGTAAACCCTTCAGTAGTGGCACTGATTACTTCTGCAGTAGCACCAGAAGTACCACCAGTAACAGTTTCACCGGCAGTAAATGCACCAGAAGCACCGCTAATAGTAGACTTCATATAACCAACCATACGGTGATTAAGTACAATCCTGCGGTCGATATGCGCTACATGCTCCTCATTAGTGGCTACGCCTGCTGCCTGGGAAACTTCAACAAGATCACCAAGGACCAGCATAGCAAAGTTAGCTTTGTTGATCTCATCCAGGGTAAAGGAAATAGAAGGAGTTAACTGAGAAATAATCTCTTTATCCTTAACTTTCAAACCGCCTCTAGAAGAATAGTGAGGCAGTTTTTCAATGGATGTATTAAACGAAAACGCAGGGGCATTACCGAGATCACGTTCTCCCTCGTACAACCCTGTACTCATGTTCTTCTTGTTAAAGAAGAGAACACCTTTTCCAAGGGTATAGTTGTTTGTGTTTGGTGCAATAGACATGTTTGTCCTCCATTTTAAAATATTCCTGTATCAGTATACTGATACAAGAGTACGAAATCTATAGAAGTTACGTTTGGTAAACCGTAACCAGTTGGTCCTTCTGTACGTATTTCTCTGATGAAAGCATTATCATCGGCCACAATAACACCTCCATCAAACACAGCGGAACGTACATCCCTATACAACTGCTTAATATTTGTATCCTTATCTGAAACTATTTCCAGTATTACTTCTAAAGCTCTTTTACATGGATATCCATACTGATTTCGTGTAGAATGTTCTACAATTTCATCAATACCTTCGTGCATAAATATACAAGGCAGGTATTTATCATTTATAGGCTTTGTAGGGGTCCTCCTAAAAGCCTTTAATCCTATAGAAGAACGTACAGTATAGATACGATTATATATCGTAACTAATCCTTCTTCTCTGATATCCATTATTTCAGTCCTTTTAGTACTCTATCAGAAACATACAATGCAGCATGTGTGAGGTATTGCTCTGTTATGACTTTTCTTGAAATCCCTCCAACTGCATGACGTGACCAAATACGTCCATCTTTCTCCTGTACATTCTTTGCAGTCCCTTTTTTAACAGACACAACCCATGAATGTTTATGATTCGATTTTGATATACCGAATTCTAAAGCAACGGCACTGCCTACTGGATTATGAATACTTGCAGTAGCTATTACATTATTATTTAAAGTATGTCGTAAATGTTTACGAACCCTCCAAGAACGTGCTGTCCTTCCAGACTTATTAGGAGTATTAAAGGCTAATTTACTTCTTATATCTTGTGCAACAACATAAATGGCCGAAGAAGCATTTCTCTTAATACGTGCGATAGACCTATTGATAAACAATGCTTCTTCTTTCGGTGTCGTCACTATACTTTCCTCAACAAAAACGTGTACAGGGCTTTAGCTGGATCAGTAGCATACGCAACTATAGAATAGTCAATATCACCTACCCTGATTATATCATTAGTGGAATACTCTACTATACCCCTATCTCTTAATTCTCTTCCTTTTATCAATCCCTTAATATCAGTTGGCTGTATGAGGGAGTAAAAAGGTAAATAACGTACATCCTTTTCAGAAAATGTATCTTCTATCATTGAAATGTTTTGATACTCTGTACGTTCATCTGTATCAAAACCATCTGAATACACAGATATATAGGTAGCTTGAACTATAAGACTGCTGAATATCTCAAATATAGTATCAGCTACATCATTAAATGTATCCTTCAATGACATTGTTAGGCTCTTACTAAGCGAACTACGCCTGATGATCCTTTAATAGTCAAACCATAAAGAATCTTCCAAATTTTTTGTGGTATCGTTGATGGTTTTGAATTGTACACACCATCATCGGTCTTTATCAGTAACGAACCTGCCCGTGCTTCTAATATACCATCAAGCGAACCATCAGCAGATCTATCCTTTTTAGCAGATGATAAAGATAATTCGTAAACAGCCACCTTTACTTGAGCAGGTATCACATCTGATGGGATAGGACCATCAGATGTGATAACACCGACTCTAGGCCAATCCATAGCTTGGTCTTGTGTAGCTTTAGTCCCCTTCCAAGAAACGTACCAATCAAGCATAGATGATGAAGTAATCAATAGTTTTTCTCTATCTGATGTACTCAAATCGTACCAAGCAGAAGAATGCATCCTATCACTAAAATAGGCTTCTGCTTCTGCCAATGACACGTACGAATTGGAAGTAGGCCCTCCTACTGTGTAATCAATAGCCATTATTTGCCTGTAAGAGTTCTGCGGGTACGTTTAGTTGTCTCTTTTTCCTCTGATTTACTTGTCTCTTTTTTTGCAGGTTTCTTGGTAGTCTTCTTTTTCTTACTGGCATTGGCCTCTTTCAGAGTCTTCCAGCCATTTTCTTGCAAAATAGCAACCTGTGACATATCTGCATCACAAACCACATCGTCTTTCACCATCTTAATCATTGAACTCTCTCCATCAGTGGGGTGGGCGAAACGCCCACCCCTTTAACAGTTATGTGATTACACGGTTTCTCCAACAAGGGTGATTCTACGTGGGTCATAAGCAAATGCGCCACACAAGAGATCCATAGAGAGGGTAGTCATCTTATGTGTCATATCATAGCCTTTGACAACACGAATAGAAACACCGTTATTTGCAGCCGTTGCAGTTACTTTGTCTCCAGGCATATCAAGCATTGGAAAAGCAACTGCCAACGATCGATCGTCAAAAATAGCACCGTGGAAATTGATAGTATCACTCGATCCAATTACGGTGACGGCAGCGCCATCAGGAATGATCTCAGAAATGGGATCTACAAGCGGAATTTCAGTATTAGTAGTAAGATCAACAGTGGTGGCGGCAATAACAGGACGACGAGCACCTGCGATCTGCAGCCGATCACCAGCATTGACAGTACCAGTACCACCACCGGCAATAGTGAGAACACTCAAACCAATAAGGTTTGCAGTAGTTCCGTTGTTAGTTACTCCGACTCCATCACCAGCAACATGGGATACCTCTGGAAAAGTAATCGCGGAATACCAATCCATTCCCATTACAGTTCCCATGTCACCAGTACGCAGAGAACGCTCGCCATCTACACCACGAGTCTGTGCCTGATTAAACCATTCCTGACCAAGCAGTTTCGCTTCAGTCTCAAGATCAACTAAACAGAAACGAGAAGTGGTAAGCTGCTGAATAGTAGCAGTTCTACGGGCCTGTGCAATATCTGCAGCATTGGCAAACAGGGCTGACGATGTATAAAGTCCTGCACCTTGCAGAATCTTGGTAGCTACATATTTTTCGACATCTTCAGCAAGACGGTAGGCGGCTGGCTTAATAACCTGATCGCTAAAAGAATCAAGATCAAGTACTTCCTCACGAGAAGTCACCTCTACAGAAATATCAAGGTGTTTCTCGATAGTCATGGGGCGACTCGAAGAACGAATATCCTGGATATCAATAGTACCCGTAAACTCATCTGCACGGTAATCACCATGCGTACGGAATGAAATAGTGTCTCCCTTTTTCCAACCATTTGCAGAAGTTGTAAACTCACTAGTAGTATCCCTAGCACACATACGAGTTACTACAAGCGCATCCTCGAGATGGGTCAGGGCCTCCTGTGCGATAATTTCTGGGTGTTCCCAAATATTACTCATTTTGTTCCTCCAATTATACCTTGTAATGTTTATGAATGGCCGATGATTTTCTCTTTCTTCCCAGCGGCCCCTGGCCTGTCCTCTGGACTATTTGGGATTATTTTTAAATAGGATATAGCGCAACAATCTATTTGTCAAGTAAAATAACGTATATACATCTGCAGTACATTTACACTGTATTTACACTGTATTTACAGTATGTTATGCCTTTCCTTGCATCTTACTACGTAATTTACGATAGCTTTTCATATCACCTTTACGTGCGTATTCAGCAAGTTTCTCAGTAAGGTCTGCATCTGCACTGAGGCTTCCGCCTGTAGCACCCACTCCTTCAGAAGAAGGCCAGTAATGCGGTGCATTCTCTTTAAGACTATCAAGCCATACAACAGGGGTGAGTACATTGCCTTTCTCATTTTTGAGCAACTTACCATCTTTGTCTCTGGCCTCAAGTGTTCCATCTTCAGCCAAAGAAAAAATCTGCTTTGCTCGCATAAGAACATCAGGAATAGCCTCTGGGCGGACACCTGCCTTAATAGCAATCTCCCTCATAGCATCATCCATTATCTTTGTTTTATACTGACTCTCATAATGTTCTTTAGCCTGTGCTATTTCTTCAAGTTGTTTCTTAAGAGCCTCTAATTGCTTTTCATGCTCAAGACGCATGTTGGAAACTCGTTTTTCTACCAACTCGTCAATGCGTCCTTCTTTGATAAGTTGTGCATCCTCATTTTCTTGCAGAAATTTAAGGGCTTCCAAGGCTTTCTCAGGATCAGTAATCTCACTAAACTGAGCAAGTTTCTCTTGGATGCTTTTCTTCTCTCCGAGAAGTTCCTCGTTTTTAGCTTTTAAACCAGCAACAGCTTCTTCAATTTTGGAGTCTACACTTTCAGTGACCTCCTTTATAGAAGCTTCATACTGTTCAATCGCCTTCTGCCTAAGTTCCTCATCTTCAATAAAATCAAACATTATTCTTCCTCCAGAAGAAAAATTTACGATACCCTCAAGGTATCAACCATTATATAAAAGGATTGTTGCGCCAACCCCTATTTAACATCCATATTATCAGGTACTACTTCACTTCTTATATCATCAATATCTTCTACGTCTGTAGATGCATTAGTAGTATCATTTTCATTTTTAGGTTTATCCAAACCAGCAGCAGTAAATATAGCATTATCCTGTATCAACTGATTTGTATACTCTTTCAAACTCACAGTTTGATCTATCAATCCTGCTCCCACTAAATACCTATGAACAACACTCAATGGAACTACATTTTGCCCAAATCCATCTATAATTTCTCTGATTACATTTGAATCTGGTACATTGAAAGTAAGTGCGGAAGGTGCATCTATTATAACTTCATCTTGATTCCAACCTGCCCACCTACACATCAATTTAAGACCATCTCTAATAGCATTTATAGCAGATAAATACATACTATAAATAGAAGCTGACTGAGTAGCCTGTCTAATCCGCAATGCTTCTGCAGATTCAACTCCTTTTCTGGTATCTAAAATAGCAACACCATGTCTAATAGCCTCTTCATATAAATCAGCTATATGTTCTTTAACATGGCTCAAAGCGGCTGTATCTGTTTTTGTGTAGAATATCCTAGCTTGTGGGTCAGGAAGTACAATCATAACAGATGAACCAACCACATTAGGTAATTCCTCTTCATTAGATGCTCCTACCATACATAAAGTAGGATTACAAGACAAAAATTCACTATTCGCCAAATCAGCTTCTTTTCTATAAATTTCGATAGAACAGTTAGCTACAGAAAGTAAAGGTATTGGCTGTGGTTCAGTGCTATTGTTGATAGAACCGGCTATAAAAATAGGGATCTCATCTATAGATTTACCAAGATATTTAGGCTCAGTGAAGAAATCAACAAGCTCATCGCCGCTTTCTAGAAATGCCCTAGATATAAATTTACCATCTTCAATTAAAAAGACACGGTATATCTGCTCAGAATCATGTGAAAAAATATCATTACTAGAAGCAACAGCTTCTACAAAAACACCTAATACTAAGTTCTTTTCAGCACCTACTGTCTCTTCTTTCCAGTTAATAAATGACTCTGCTGGATATTTAACAAATTTAAATTCGTTTGTTTCTGGAATAATATCAACAACAAGAGGACATTTACCAGTTTGAAGTATCTCAATGATTATATCTGTGAAAAGCTGCTGGATAGTAGCACCATCTTTAGTAGCATTTTCTAAGATATATGATAGCTCGTCAGGGACATTAAATTCAGGCAGCTTGGTGATGATAACACCTAATGCACCAGCCAACGCATACGAACATATATGAGGATAGTGTGCTCTTTCAATATATGCATCATACGCAGATGCATACTCACCAGACATTCCGGCTGGACGGGGGAGATATTTTTCCCTCTTAGACTTTATGACAGACTCAGACTGCATACAATCTCGAATCTTATCCCAGTCTTTTTTAAGTTTAATATAATCAGGATGCTCTATTGAAGGATCAGAATCATCCGTAACAGTCTGCTTGATATTGTATTTCATAATACCCCCACTTTTCTACGTGTCATACTGTTTAACTTCCTAGTCAAACCATACCTTGTACTATCACAACAATGATCTTCTAAATCAGAATCAATGTCTTCTGGATTTTTTGGATCATGTTGCATTATCTGAATAGTCCGTATATGATGTACAGCTTTTTCAGAATAATACAGACCGGGCTTTTCTGGATCTCTACGTTTTGCAGAACCAAGCATTGTTCTCATCAATGACCAACCAGCTATACGACTTCCTCTTCCTTTGTATGCCTTAGTCCAGTGCAAACCAAACGAACGCATAGTAGCTGCAATAGAAGTTCCATCCCGTACTTCAAATATGTTAATATCTGCTGGACCTGGAAATACCCTACACCCAAACTCTCGTTGTATAGCTGCATCCATATCTAGTACTCGTTCAGCGATCTGTTGAGATGTTGCTTGATCTCCTGTATTAACAGTACCATTCCATCCATATATTTCCCTTATAACAATAACTGATCCTTTTGTAAAGTAAGGAATTTGAAAGCCATCAGGACAATCATAAATATCTGGTTGTTCTCCATTTGATTCAGCTAAATACGAAACAGCCCAAGGTTTAGTAGAACCCCAGTCAAAGCTCCTGTAAATATGCCAAGATGAAGGTATTTGTATATGTGGAAGTACGTGTATATTTTTATCCCATAAATCTGTAAAGAATCCGCCTACTACTATATCCCATTCTCCAAGAACCCATGCTTTGTATTTAACAGGATCATCTTGAGCGGCAGCAGCAATGGTACTTACATACGTTGGATCTGCTTCCAGCAGCGTTTTATTCTCTTTAAGCATTAACGGGATATTAACCCTAGTTCTTCCTGTTTCTGGGTCTCTATATACTTCATAAGGACCAGCTACGTCTATGAAATAAGAACGTACCCAACTATGCCCTACACCAGCCGGGTTGCATGTTGCCCTGATACGCAATGGTATATCAGGATTACTAGAACGGTTACAAGACATCATGGACTTGTAGCATTCATCTGTAGCCCAATTTGTTAACTCCTCCCAACCTATCCAACAATTCTGATTTATGATAAAATTGTTTTGTAAGGCAGTCGTATTATCAGGAGTATCCAGTACACTAATATAATGATGTGCATCCTGTACTTCAAAATCAACCATTTCTATAGGAGTCTCTAATGGTGAAACTACAAAGGAAAAGGAAGAATTTAAAGAAGTTGTTTCATGTGATTCATAAGAGTATGGATTACTATAAACATGAGAAGTACCAGGATAAAATGCATGGATACTTCTTTCTGAAAAAGGGAATTGTGAGATACCTAAAATTGAAAGATGACTATCACTCAGACTGCAATCACAATAATGATTACCTAAAACAGTCTGGTAATACTGAAAAAGCTGGACAGAGCCAGAGACTTGTGAAGACGGTAATCCTGAATAGCAAGATATAGTAGATGCCAAGAGATGAGCATATAATCTGCAAGCGTACTGTACAAGAGATGTTAAAAACTCACAGTAAGCGGCAAATTGCAGAATACTTTGGTATGCATCTATCCACTCTGCGGTGCAGGTGTCCAGATATTTTCCCTGGTAGGAAAGTGAAAGGATTTCTAGAGCCATATAAGAAGGAAATACTTTCTTTAAGGGAGAGTGGGCTAACATACCAACAAATTGCCGATAAATCTGACACAAACAAGAATACTGTACAGCAAACAATTTTGAGATGGCAGGCAAAAAAGGATAAGCCAAACTCAGGGAGGAGATCTGAAGGATTTCTTGATGCACACCAAGAAGAAATCGAAAAACTTCTTTTACTAGGGGTGACTCAGATAAAGATTGCTGAGAGATTTGACACAAACAGGACAACCCTATCCGTTGCCATCCGTCGTTGGTCAAAACAGGATGCATTATCCCCTGAAGTTGCGTCCCTACTAAACAAGAATCCTCATCTAAAACAGAAACTTTAACTCCTGGTTTAGTGTACTTCAGAACCTTAGTTACTTTCTTCGGACCTTCCAATGTCTGGAGAAAATCCCCAACTTGTACATCGCTGGCTTTGACTAAATCATTATTACCTAACTGAATATTAGAATTAGCATTTATGCTGTATTCATGTCCATGATAGTTCCAGTAATCATCTGGTACTCTCATATATCTCAGATACAACACTTCCCCTGTTTTAAAAGTCCACTTATGCTCACTTCCATTGTACTTAGCATCAGGAAATATTTGACTTATCCACTTCCTACTTTTATTTATTACATCGGTAAGCTGAGTATATTCTTCCCTAAATAGAATACCTCTCCATTCAGCACCATACCCAACTCCTACTCCTCTTAAGAAATCCATTAGGAGTACATCTGTATTGTGAGTTACCAAAAAATCTCTTGTTATGAACAACCTATTAGGATGATCTACCAAAATACAGATAGTTTTCTGTTTTTCTTCTAACTTTTCTATGCATACTATTTCTCTAGTCAGTGGTGTATCAAGCTCAATGCACTCCTTACGTTTACTCTGTACTCTAAATAACTGTTTCTGCTCTAGTATGCGCACAGAAATAGTATGTATATAATCACTGGCAACTGATTGTACTGTACCTCCAAGACTGAATACTAAAAGACGTACATCATTAACAAGTTGTTTAGAATTAGAAGAAAAGTATACTTCATCACCAACTACACGCCCTCCAATATCCATCAACCCTTGCAATAGACATTTTCTATTTTCTAATGTATTGTACAGGTACTTATCTGGAATTGATGGGACAGAAATAGTACCTTTGTCTTTCTTTAATTCTTTATACAGTAAACTACCTTTTTCTATTATATCTGGATATACACTAGAAGCCAATAAACCACCAAGCAGATATGGATCTACTTTTATATCTTTAGATCCAAACTCTAGTGGTTTATTACATGGTATTGTAATGGTGAGATTTGGATTGTTATAGAAAAAGTCATAAAGGTATTTGGTTTTAAATACAGCTCCTTCCAACCCTAAGAAATAGTACTGTTTATAAAGAATATTCTTTGATTCTAACTTGGCAAACCACAAATGATCTTCATCGCATTTTATTTCAGTTCCATCCAAAAAACAGACTCGGTACATTGGCTGTTCTGTTCTATGAAATACTTTAAGAACAGTCTGCTCAGATCCATCTGGATTTAAAATAACAGATCCTTCCTCTAGTTCTTTAATAGTAGTCCATCCAGTAGGTGTAAGTATTTTTTCATCTGGTAGTAATCCTTTACCACCACCTCTATTCCCATGAGCAAGGACTTCATCAGCAGGACAACTTAAAAACTTCTCCTGTGCTCCAGGATGTGGTTTCCAGATTACATTCTTATTCAAATTCCGGCGCATACTCTACCACCCCTACTGTTTTATCTCTTTCACACTGTATAAAACGTACTACTTCTTTTCCATTCCGGCAATGTTTAAGAGTATACCCAAGTTTCTTAAAGAATTTAGGTTGAGTAATTACAGGAAACAAATAATCTTCAAATTGTTTACTAAGCAGATATCTGTACTGGATAGGATCTTTTTCCTTAAGATGTTTTATTTTTCTTTTGAACTTTTCCCTACGCAGTTTATTTGCTTCCCGCATAGTTTCTATAAACTTCTCTCGGTCAAACTTCTTTCTTGAGTTAATGATTCCTTTTCTTAATCCCTGTAACAATACATCTTCTTTCTCTCTCCATAACCTTTTAGTATGCCTACTCCTTCTTGCTAGTACCTCATCAGAAGCCAAGTACTTACTTGGGTACATCTTACCTGTAGTGAGATTTCTTACTTTCCTTCCTTTAACAACATGCACTCCATACGTGGTAATACTCTCTGCACGTCTTTTCATGTGCTTATTGATGTACATCTTGCCTGTTATGAAACTTCTTACTTTTCTCATTTCTTTGCTTCTTGTTCCCACTCATCCAAAGACATATTTCCAGGAACCATTAAAACTCCAGCATGGACATTCAAATTCTTACTTTCTATCTTATCTGAATATCCAAGTTTATTCCCCGTAATGAACTTGTACAGACTGACATTATATCCTCTGTTATCCAGGTTATTTTTCCCTTCTGATAACCACCAAGCCTCCTGCATGGCCTGACCTGCTTCATAGGCATAAGCAAACTCTACAAAAGTCTCTGCCCAATGCTGCATCGTCTGGACACTAACTCCAAATTCAGCAGCAATCTCAGGATCCAACTTACCCTGCTTACTAAATTCCATAAACAACTTCGGATGCTTTTCTGGATCAAACTTACTTCCATTGACTAAGGCGGGTGGCGCATTGTGGTAGCTAATTAAATTCTCTTCTACGACTACCCTTCCTCCATGCTTCTTGCACAGATCTCCTTTTCCTACTGCATTTCTATTACATCCTTTCTTAGCGCACTTCTGCTTGGGATATTTCTTAATGACCTGTACATCCTCTGGAATATCCTCGTAATCATCCGGCTCTTCGTTAAGAAACAAAAACCCTCTAGGTTTCCATTCCATATTATAAGCAACTTTCTCTCTGAATTTACTAAGCATCTTATTTGAACTCTTCTTTTATTTCCTTATAGTACTTGAAGGCCTCTTTATTATCCAATATATCTTCAATAAGACAGTCAGTAATAAAGACACTAACTCCTTTAACTGGGTTAGACTCTTTTCCTTTGATCCTGTCTTTTCTTAGCTTAGTTTCCCACTGTTGGATTTTTTTATAGATTACATCTTTAATGTAGTCATCTGGGTCTTTATCCAAATCATCACTACCTAAATAATGTAAAGCGCAGATAGCATAGTGTACCTTTACTGATGTGTTCTTACCATTAACTCTTACGCTAATTCTCATAATAAAACTCCTTACAAAAACTTCTCAATTCCTAGATTTTAATCTAAATGGTAATATGAGTGTATCAGATTGTCAAGTAATTATTCACGTAGTACTGAACTAGGATAAAAAACATATTCTTGATAAGAATTATTTAATGGGGTTACATATAGTATTTTCTAAAAAATTACAGTTCTGAATTATGGGAATTAGTAAAGTAAGGGTATAAGGGGATGCTATAAAGACGGATGTTATACAGGCAAGGGTTACAGAACATAGACAAAACTAAAGTAGAGTAAGTAAGGACTATAGGGGTAAGGGTTACAGAACATAGACAAAATTAGAGGGGAGGACGGGCCGACCCCCCATGTACCACAAAAAAGGTTCAGACCTATGATTTTGTACCACAAAATAGTACACAAACAGCACAAAAGCACTACTACAAAGTAGTATTTTTCAGACAAAATTAAAGGTGAAATTCAAGTTGAATTGAATTTTTATTTGTAATAATTTTAATCAGTTAATTGAAAAGTGATAACAAAAGCAAATTTTTCATTGACATAATTTTTTTAAACTATTAAGCTAAAAATAAAAACGCTGTTCATTTGATAGGCAATATAAGCCGACTATTGCCTATCAGTAAATAAAACTTGTCGGCTAAAACACGTTGCCAGTCTAATAAACGGACGTGTGAAGCATTATGAAAAAGGTTATTAGTAACCCTTCA